GTGGTAGTAGACTATCAGGATCTCCGCTGACGACCATTGGCAATACGCTCATCAATGCATATGTGGTTTATTGCGCGGCGCGTGAATTTGGCATGGGGATAGACGCAGCGTTCAAGAGTATCGGACCGAAATACGGCGACGATAGTCTGGACGACGGCAGGTTTCCCATTACCCAAGTCACAAAGGATTTGGGACTCTCCCTGAAATCGAAATTAGTCGATGATGGTAGAGTGTCATTTCTCGGCCGCATATTCCCAGATGCTAGATGCTATGACTGGTCACACTTTAGTGTGCCACGAGCGTTGTGCAAAATGCCTATCGTCAGTAACAGTTCCAGGTCTCACGAGGAAGCCCTAGCGGCCAAATTCATGGGATATCTCACCATGGATCCACACACACCAATTTTGTCCGCCTATGCACGCGCTGTACTGATCGCTATAGGTTGTGACCTCGATCGTAAGTTTGAGCCAAGGACTGCTGAAGAACATTGGAAAGCACAATTCATGTCAGCTTGGCCAAGCCCGATGGGAGGTAGCGGTTGGGCCATCATGCTGGATTCCGTGGCGCAGGAATTGAAGATGACCGGCACGATGGTACAGGAACTAGATACGAAGCTAACTAATGCGAAAAGCATGAACGACATTGCGGCATGCCAATTGAAAACGGCAGTACTGGACGAGGATCGTGGCCAAGACGGCCGCGACTTGTGGTTCTTCTAGTTTCTGAAACTTTGGGAGTGGTGGTGGGAGTTTAATTTGAAATGAACGGTAATAAAGCGAAAACGAATGGCAAGAATAGTAAGGCTAGTAAAGTTGCTAAGGATCGTCGCGGTGGCAATCAAAACGGTAATACAATGGTGTCGCAGATCTCATACCCGTCGACAAACGGCAGGCCAGTACGGAACCGAAGCACAAACATGAGTGGATCAGATTTCTACTCGCGTGTGGAAGTTTCGCCAGGTCTAACTGGAGCGGGCAGGATTGTGGCATCATTTCCGATTTCTCCTTCTGCATTCATTGGGACAAGGCTAGCACAGCTGTCAAATCTGTATGAGTTCTACAGATTCAACAGTCTGGTGCTGCGCTGGGTGCCCGCTGTGCCTACAACCTTAGCGTGCCAGTTCGTCTTGTATGTCGATTTGGATCCGAGAGACGATCCGACAAACATTCTTGACGAAGACGCGCTGATAAGGCAAGCGGTGGCCCAAACTGGCTCACAGCAGTGGAACTTTCACGTACCGAAGCGCATAACGATGGCTCTACGCAACGACCGACAGCTATTCTTCACAGGAGTCGACGGACAAAACGTCAGATTCAGCCAGCAAGGCAAAGCATACCTGATACAGGTAACAAACCCTGTCAATTTCAACGGCGACAACATTAGTTCAACTATTCAAGCCGGATCGCTATTCATAGACTGGAACGTTGCATTCGCAGTCCCTCAGATTAATCCTAGCGCAGTTGTCAGGTCTTCTTTGAACACCAACTGGAGTCAATCCCAGACGGTGCAATTTGACGACCTGGACGATGGAGATGCGTTTACGATCACGGGACTCGAACCGCTCACGTACTATGTGGCGACTACGTCAGTATTGTACACTGACACGGCTTTTCCCGCAACACTGGAGGTTGACTACGTGGACGACGTTGATCAGGCTACGTCTGGTCCGCTCGTGGCACGATTGTCACTCACCGGGAACCAATTGTTGTCCAACCTGCGAGATTCGACTGATTTTGCCGGCGGATTCATGATTATACAATCTGATTCTGTGGGTTCAACCAACTGGTTTCGCATAAACTCGACCGGAGGAGCGACTTTGCAGACGGCAGTAGTCGTGATGGCCCCGCTATTTACGAGTAGTGGTGTTTTCACGGCAAGGCGTCAAGCGAAGCGCAATCAAACTCCCATCACCCAAACCTAATGTCATCATGCACAGCGATGTGTGTGTCAGTCCAGG